ACAGCATCCCGAGCAGCGGAAGCAACGCTACTATAAGCAAGCAAGCGGCAATCCAACCCACAACTATCTCCCAATCCTGTGCAAGAGGCCGAGGAGCAACCACATATACAGGAGGAATAGGATAGTCACCAGCAGGTACGCCTGCCTTTCTTTTAGGAGCCGCTCCTCCTCTTTGCGTTGCCATGACTCATCATCCCGTTTCTTCCTTGCCTTGTCCTGCTCTATCTTGATGACATCCCGCATATCAAATACTTTTGAGTACAAGGCTCCCATCTCTTTCGGAGCGCCGTACACCATCGCTTCTCTTATCTCCGTTTCCAACAGCGCCATCTGGTCTTGAGCCATTACCCGTTTCAGGGCGGCTTCCATTAGGTTAGCGTCGGGGTCGTAGACAGTTTTGCTCTTCTCTTCCTCTTCCCTTATGTGCTCGGCAAGCTGTTCTTGGAGCTTAAAGAACGCTGAAAGCTGAGTAACGATGTCAGCCATGACTTGGGTTTCGTTGACGGCAACGTAGGCTTCTTTCTTTTTCGCCACAGGCTTGGGGCTTGCGGTGGGCGCTGTTCCGAAGAGCTTTGCCCAGAATCCTCTGACGGCTTTGACATCTGAAGCAACTTCATCAACCGTTTTCTTAATTTCCATAAAAGACGTTTTAGCGTCTTTATAGAGTTTGCACCCCTGCTTGATGGCGGCAACGCAAGCGTTAGCGGCAAAGAGGATGCTGAGAGGATCAATTTACAGCCCCAGAAGTTGCTTGAGTATCTTTTACGATAGCGCTTGGATTTTGGCTGTCAAGGCAGCAAGTTCTGCCATGAGTTCTTCTTTGGTTGGTGCGGGTAACTCAGTACGAGGGACGTATGCCGCTTCTTCCGCATCTCTTGCCGCCTCTTCTTCTGCGGTAAATGGGATTGGGCCTTCTGCCGTCATGTGATGTCTAGACATGGTGTTTCCTTATGAATTAGCGAGGCCGTAGAGTCGAAATACTCCAGTCAATATATTGCCAGAAGCGTAAAAAAATCGAACCCCTGTGAGTGCTTCAAAAGAAGTAACAAACTGCCCAGAGCCAAATAGTGGGGAATTTGTAGTACCCACCATTGACCCATTCCAACTTATACTTTTAATCGTGGCAGTGCTTGTCGGTGCATTAATTCTTATATGCATATCGGATGTAGAACCGGGTACGGTTGCACGACTATCCTGTACATTGCCGCCCATAAGGTTAATCATATCCGTTGCGTTACCAGTTTGTGCGGAATACGAAGCTGACGTATTGTCTGGTCTTGCGGCGTGATAGTTATATCCCGATGTTTGATAAGTCCCATTAATTTTTAATCTCACCCTTATATTATTGGTATTTGCACTTGGAGCCGCATTACTAAAAACAATAATATACGAGTCATATGTACTGTTAAATGTTGTCTCAAGATCAACTGTAGCGGAGTTAGAAGCGGTAACGGTGGACAACAAAGTCAAAGCACCAGAACTTGGCGTAGCAAAACTTAATACCCCTGACCCATTGGTTTGAAGTACTTGACTTGCAGAGCCGTCTGAAGCTGGCAGTGTGTAAGGCCGGAATACGGGTGCACCCGCACCCCCAGAAACTACAGGCTGTCCAGAAGTTCCAGCCGCCGTGTTTGCGTAAGTTGACCCATCGCCGTACGTTATGCCGCCAGCGGTGGGTGTGTTGTTACCTGTGATGATTACTGGCATGTGTTACTCCAATGCTTGAATTTGGGCTGACAACGCGTTGAGTTGAGCCATCAACTCTTCTTTTGTTGGTGCTGTGACTGGCGTTGGATTGGCTCGTTCTGCCGCCCGTGCTGCTTCCATAGCATCCCATTCCGCTTCTTCTTCGGCGGTGAATGGGATTGGACCTTCTGCTGTCATGTGGTGTCTAGACATGATGTTTCCTTATGAATTAGCGATGCCGTAAAGTCGGAAACTACCTGCGGTAATATTTCCATTTCCGTTTGTAGAAAACCTGATGCCAGTTAAAGCCGCAGTTCCTGTATTGATTCCAGAGCCTACAATTGAGAATAGAACGCCAGCAGCACTAATACAGCCGCCTTGCCATGCAACCATCTTGGACTTTGTTGTGCTTGATGGATTTGAAACGTGCATATAAAAATTGGCCATACGATTTGCCGCATTTCCTATGTTGTCTATAAAATAAATATTAGAGGATGCTCCTGAATTGTAGGCAGAATAAGTTCCGCTATTTGAACCATTTGATGCTGAATGATACAAATAAGTTGTTGTGGTTATATACGAGCCACCTATTTTCATTTGGCAAACCAATGGCACACCATCACTCGCAACAGAAATCCCAGATGCTTCTATTAGGTAGACATCGTAGGTACTACTAAAAGTTGTCTCAATATCTACCGTAGCTGAAGCTGATGCAGTGACAGTTGATAGCAAAACTAAAGCACCGGTACTAGGCGTTGTCCAAGTAGGCGCAGAACCAGTCCCTGACGAAGTTAGCAATTGACCGTTAGTGCCATAAGATGGGGAAGACCCCACACCTATTGAGCCGTTTGCGGCCAAAGTAACAGAAGGTGTTGTGCCGTTGACTTGAAGTTGTAGTTCGCCCGACGTATTGCCGGTGCTTACTAGCGCCGTGCCGGATGTTGTACCTGCTGCAATATTACTCATGTTTTACCCCAGTGCGTTGATTTTTGCTGTTAAGGCTTGCAACTCTGCAAGCAGTTCTTCTTTGGTTGGCGCGGGGGTAGGTTCTGGTTCTGGGGCTTTTGGGCGATTGTCAACAAATTGACCGTTGATGTAATCCCAATCAATACCGCCAACTTTGCAAAGCACCCAACCCTGTTGAGCCGCAAAATCATCATCAGCAATTACGGTGTTTACCACTTTGCCGTTTTCAATTTGTGCATATGTTTTCATGTTTAAAACTCCACGACGCAAACGCCGCCTTGACCATCTACTGAAGAAGTAGTAGATGACCCAGAACTTCCAGAACCATACCCAGTTCCTGCAAAAGAAGAAGGACCTGAACTAAAAACTGCTGCCCCTATACCAAGTAAAGTAGAGCCACTGACGGATGGTCTATTCCTAGCACTACCAGACACTTCAACTGCGGGGCATCCTCGCCCTCCTGCAACATTCAAATCACCACCAGTTGCTGTGCCGCCAGCAACAGAAGCCCCGTCTGGCGTGGTTCCAATACCTGCTGAACCACCATTTGCAGTTAATGTCGTAAACCCAGACAAAACAAATGTTGAATTTCCACCTGCGTTTCCGTTGGTACTGCCAATAGAAACTATTCCCAAGCCACCAGAGCCAACAGTAACGGTTGCAGTTGCGCTGGGCGTTGCTCCTGTAAACCATTTAACAACAGAGCCACCGCCAGCGCCGCCGCCAGCAGCATGACCGTCACCCCTTGTGCCACCACTACCGCCGCCACCAACGATGGTCACTTTAAACTTGCCTGAAGATGGGACAGTAAAAGAACCAGAGGATGTAAACACTTGTGCTTGAGAAAACCCGCCGCCCGGAGTTCCCCATGACGGGGCACCGCTAGTAGTAGCTGCAAGGAATTGACCTGTCGTGCCATTTGTTAAAAATGCCGTAGTGCCCGTAGATGATTGATAAACAACCGTATTTGCACCGCCGCCAGCGAGGTTGGTAGCGGTAGCCGCAGTTCCGCTGGCTGTTGTCAAAACCGTGCCGCTTGTAGCAGGTAAAGTCAACACTGTAGCGCCAGACACAGCTGGTGCTTGTAGGGTTACAGAACCCGATGTGTCGCCTGCAATAACAACTGAACTCATATGATCCCCTTAAATGACAGCCCAGCGCTGGCCGGAAGAAACTGTGACAGCAAACCCGCTGGAAATTGTAATTGGCCCTACTGAAAACCCGTTTGTACCAGAAGCAATTGTATAATTTACCCCGATAGTCGTGTTGTTAATTATGATTGCGCCGCCAGCACCGGAAAGACTACCACCAGAATCAGCAAACGATAAAACACCGTTACCGTCAGTAGCTAAAACTTGATTAGCCGTACCATCGTTATCTGGAAGTGTAAGTGTTACGTTTGTTGCAAGGGCGGCTGGCGCTTGAAGCGCAATATAGTTAGTTCCGTTGTCCGTATCTTCAAACAGGCGTATGGCAGCAGCAGCAGCCGACGTGCCCTCGACAGAAATAACTCCAGAGAAGACTGTTGAAGAAATAGCTACAAAATCACTACCGTTCCAAGCAACTAAAGTTTTGGTGCCAGATGAAACGGTAACGCCAGTCGTGGGGCCAGCGCCGCGAATAACGATAGAGCCAGTACCCGCATTAATGACAATATAGGCTTTGCTCTGCGCTGGGGCTGTGATGTTGCGAGTAGTTGCGCCATTACTGGCTGTCCACAAAATTACTGAGCTACGTGCTTGGTTGGCCGCGCCGTTGGTCGTTGAAAGAGTTACATCCGCATTGGCCGAAAGCGTAGTTGTACCCGCAACCGCCGAATCAAGCAGGCCCGTAATGGCATCGTTGACCGTAGTACCCCACGTACCAGACAGGTCTCCCGTAGTCGGGAGCGCCAAACCAAGAAGTGGGGAGAAGTTGGTTACAGCCATTTTATTTCCTTAGAGAACAAGCCAGCGTTGACCGCTACCAACCGTAAACGATGAGCCGGAACTTATAGTCACTGGGCCTACCGACATGCCGTTTTTACCCGTTGTCATAGTGTATGTGCCTGTTAACGTTGTGTAATTTTCTACCACTACGCCATTGCCGTTAGCAAACGTTGCAAATTCTGCGGGGTAGGTAACAAACACGTCTTTAGTGCCCGCAGAAAAGTTTAATGCTGATGGTTGTGTAGCTGAACTATTGGACAAAACAGTTGTACGCGCCAGTGTCGTACCAGATGTTGAATACGTGCCAATGCCCACTTCCCACTCGTTACCTGTTTGGGATGCAATGGTGTAACAGGTTGTGTTGGTATTTCCAATGACGGCAAAAGATTGAAACCCTGTGGCAGCACCAAGCAGAGTCACCGTCCCCGTACCAGTCGTGCTAGTGGTTTCTTTTACTCGATCTGCTATTACAAAGGCCATCTTTAATCCTTACACCGTCATTTCGACATTTTGCCAGTTCGGCGTCCCGTTGTCATCAATTGTTGTCCAATAAAAATAATTCATTGTGCCAACTTGACCGCTTGCTGAAACCCCACTTATAGCAACAAACCGTTCGCCCATTGTAATGGTGCCAACAGCGCCAGTGGCTACTACCCCGTCTTCCGTTGGATTGTTGGTCTCAGTGACATCGCCCACTGCACCAGCGGCTTCAACACCAGTCAGGGCAATTAGACGATCCGCCAATCCAACAGTTCCAACTGCGCCAGAAGCTGAAACGCCACTCGGAACAGGAGAAAATTCAACCGTACCAACTGCGCCCGATGCTTGTACCCCGCCAAGCCCAAACTCTTTACTCAGGCTAACTGTTCCTACAGCGCCCGAAGCCTCAACCCCTGTCAAGACCGCGGCGTAAGAAAAATCAACGTTGCTAACCGCGCCAGTTGCCCCAACACCCGTCAGAGCAATCAGCCGTTCACCCACTGAGACTGTTCCTACCGCGCCGTTTGCCAACGCCCCAGTTTCGTCTGGGTTGTTGGTCTCTGTAACATCTCCTACCGCACCAAGCGCCTCAACTCCAGTTAGCGCAGCAGTGCTACTTCCAATAACAGTACCAACTGAACCCGCCGCTTCTACTCCCGTGAGCGCACAAGCCAAATCACCCGTGACTGATCCTACCGCGCCAGATGCCTGAACGCCGGTAAGAGGAAGAACTATCGTTTGCCCCGCAAGCGAGGCAAACGGTGCTTCAGCGTATGCGGAGATTCCAAACATGGCTACCCCGGCGAGTTACCCCGCCAGTCCTATTAGGTTGTAGCCAAGCGGATCAAAGCAGTGCTTGTTGTATTTGCAGGCATTGTCAACGTAAACGTGCCAGCAGTAATTGTTTGCGAACCAAAAGTGTGAACACTAATTGCCTTGTTTGATTGCGTAGAGTTGTAAATTAACACTGCATCAAACGCCGTACCCAAAGTTACGTTGGTATAGGTAATTGAAGCCGACGGGGTAAAAAACGCTACACCTGCCGTTGCCGTTGTATTTGTTGAGTTTGGCGCTGTTGCATTTGTTACCGTTACACCCCCCGCAACATAGTTATTACCCGACACTTCATTGCTTGCTGAATATGCAGTGGTAGCCGCATTAACAGTAGCCGTTGTCAGATACAACGCTGCTTTGAGCGTATCTGTGGTTGGTGCAGTTAAACTGGTTCGCGAAACAAGCGTTGCGGTGCCAAGCTGATGCTCACCCACCATAAGCTGTTGCATAAACGATGTGCACATTGCTTGCGTATTTGCCATGATAGTTCCTTAAAAAGATGCCACTGAACTTGAAAGCACTACTGCTTTCTTTAATTGAACATGCGCCGAACGGTGAACAAGTTCTCCCTCCAACCAATATTCCACCCATGTGGTTGATTCGTTGTCATTATCAATGGAACCCTCTATCTTTTCAAGTAAAGATTCGTCCATTTCGCCTTTAGTGGTTGTAATCAACTTAAACTCCTTTAAGAAATACGGATGAGAGCATTATCTGCATTGTTTGGTGGGAACTGAATCTGAAACTGCTGATTTACCGTTGTCTGGTCCAGCCCAAAATTCAACACGCCAATTGATTTATTGCTTTTAGAAGAATTGTAAATTAACGCCCCACGTGTCGTAAACGACGATCCGTTCCACGTTGGATTGCTAAAAGACACATACGCAGTGTTTCCCGTCAGGGTTACCGTGACCCCCGTGAGAACCTCGCCCCCTGCCGTGTATGCCGTCCCTACCATTTCATTGGAAGTGCTGTACACCGTGGTGCTTGCGTCTAGCGTAGCAGCAGACGTGTACAACGCAATCTTTATCGTATCCACGCTAAAGTCATGCACCGCCAACAAAATCTGCTGTTTAAAACTATTGGTCAGTCCGGCTGTGATCATGCATTACCTCACAGGCAGTTTGACTTGGCCATCTTGGTAAGCATCGCCACGTTGCTTAGCGTCACCCAAATTCTTCAACAAAGCAAGTGCTTCTTGATATTTACCGTTATATAGCGCCATCATGTCGGCTTCGCCCTTCATGTAGGTGTACGCCTCGACCAGCGAGCCGTACAAAAGCACCGTATCAAAGTTGTCCCCAAGCCAGGAAGTACCTGCCGTAACAATAGACTCGGGATAGTAGTAGAAATGCAGTTCCACTTCATAGTTGGCGTCAGGCGTGGGCCCTATGATAAAAACCAACTCATTTACATTACTAACATTAGGACCAAAAATAGCATAGTACTTAGGTTTGCCACGTTGTGATGGATTTGGATACGTTTCACGAATAAAGTTGACATCACGATTTAACAAGTAAATGTAATCGCCTTGAAACGTCACAGTGCCCGACACTGTCCCTGTGTTGGCAATCGTAAGCGTAACTGTAGTTCCTACGATCGTAGAAACAGCCGCTCCCGTTGCAATGCCTGTACCAGAAACAATCATGCCCGCAACAATATCCGTGGCACTAGACACCACAATTGTAAGGGCAGCTGCTGTTCCTGTAGCCGTTGGCGTAGGCTTGGCATAAAGTGCCAAAGAATAAGAAGAAAGAAAATCTAGAGGACAAGGAATATATTTATTGCCTGCCTGTACATTTCCTGTCATGTTCTTGCGTAGATTGGCAACCTGAACAGTGTTGTCAATTCGCTGCTCTGCCTGTTTTACAAAAACAGGAATCTGCGCTACAAAATCTGTATCGACATTGTTTGTATACGCCTGAATGGCAGCAGTTAATTGAGTGTAGTTCATGTGATGCTCGTCGTAACCGTTCCAAGCATAGCGCCAGCTACTAAAGGCCTTGCAGGTGGCATGGGCTGCATGCCGATACTTGCAAAAGAAGAATCTCCCGCGTCCCCTACATAAACGTTAACACCCAATCGTCCTTCTGGACGTGGCTCTAACAAAGCCTGGGGCTCATTTAAGGTTCGCTTAGGCTCAAGCTGAGGATGCTTAGGCTCATAGCACTCGTCGCAGACCTTAAACCCAGTCCACTCTTTTTTAAGCTCATTGAGCTTAAACTGTTGACCACACTGATCACACAGAGCAAGACCGAATTTGCCAGATGTGTAACCAGCCATCAGTAACTCTCCGTGTAGGTAGGCACTGCAAAGTAACCCGTGCGTTCTGTGTCCTCTGCGGCAGCTCTTGCAAACTCTTCTTCATAAAACTGTTTAAGCATCCCAATACGGTCCGGAGCTTTTTTAACCGCCATGTAATACGCCAAACCTGCAGTCAAACAAGGCAAAAATCTAAAGGAGATATCCGCTGTGTTGGTAACTGCACCAGTTTCTTGAATACGGCGAATAGCGTAGTATCTAAATATGTATGTTTGCGTTGCATCGGGCGCGGGATACAGAAACAGCTTTGCTGGCACTGTGCGCTGCACATAAAACTGGGCAGGACGCGAAGTGGTGTACTTGTTAGGCACGTGCAAATATTCAGCGCTGCCAATCCGGTCAATCGTAATATCCTGCTGATCAGATTGGCCAGAATTGGTACGTATCACCGCCGACAACGCATCCACCGTATCATCCGGCAACGTGTACTCAAACGTACCCGCAACTAAGACCACCTGCCGCTGCTCAATCGTGTACAGATTTAATCCGCGATTGGCCCACTCAGCAAACATCAAGTTTAAAGAGCGACGTGCAGATAAAACGTCGTACCCATCCCGAACCTGCAAGCCGCAGCGTTCATACGCTTCGGTGATGATCTCATCGAAGTCCGGGTTGTAGGAAGAGACGCCTGAGGTAGTCATTTTTTAATAGATAGTGGCTTTTTGAGCCCGGGCTGCACCTACACCACGCACTGAAACAGTCTCACCTGACACTGATTTTTTGACAGGCTGGCTCATGGTCTTGCCTTGTGGGCCTGCCATGTCGGCAACACCGCCGGAAGCATAGCCTTTTTTCTTCATGCCGCCGCTGGCAGCCATCTTAGATTTCATCATGCCACCGCTGGCCATCATTTTAGAATTCATCATCTTTTTGCTCCTGATAGAGGTTGTTAAAAGTTTCTTCTGCATCCATGTACGAATCGTCTTGCTCCGCACAATGA